CGATTATTTGGTAACAAACCAAAGTAATAGGTACTTACTAGATATTGCTGGACCAAATCTTGATATTCTGGCACCGAGAGGTTCTGCGAAGTCTACCGTGCTCAATATGTTCACTGCATGGTGTATAGGACGTCATACTGCTGCAAAACGGCCATTGCAGATTATTTATGTGAGTTACAACATTGCTACTGCAATTCCTAAGTCGCGCATCATTCGGCAGATTGTAGACTCGGCTGAATTTCGCAAAATATTTCCTACGTGTCGACTGAAGCCTGGTATGCAATCAGATATCGGCTGGTCAATCGACTACGATTACGCGGGCATTCCTAGACTAGGTGATGAAGAATTTACTCTAAGAGCAGCTGGATTAAGAGGTAGTATTACGTCTAAAAGAGCTCATTTAGTGTTAGTCGATGACCCTATAAAAAGTTCAGCTGATATTAAAAACCCCATGATTAGAGCGGAAATGGATGCTAACTGGAGTAGCGTCATATCTCCTATTATATTTGAAGGCGGTCGTTCGATTTGCCTGGGGACGCGATTCCATCCTTTAGATATCCACAAGACCATGTTTGTCCCTGAGAAGGGGTGGAAGCAGGTGACCCAAGAGGCTTTGACCTACGACGACAAGGGCCAACCCAAAAGTTATTGGCCGTCCCAATGGTCTGTTGATTACCTACTGCAACAGAAAGAGCTAGATCCCGTCGCATTCTGTTTCCAGTATCAACAGCAGCCCGTGGCCACGTCGGACCTTGTTGTGTCGCCTGAGTTGCTGGTTAAAGGGGACGTTGCGACTGAGTTCGACACATTGGCGCTTGGTATCGACTTGTCGGCAAGCAAAAATGAGACGTCAGACTACACTGCGTTCGTCTTGGGCGGCAGGTTAAAAGATAAGTATTACATCATTGATGCTCATCAGTGTCGCTCTATCGGCAACCTGGAGAAAATTGATCTTCTGTGCGACATGCTGCTCGAATGGGGCATTCTAACTAAGTACAACGGCGAGTATCAACCCACATATTCAACCGTGACATTGGTTGTTGAAGCTGTTGCGTACCAAGCGAGCCTTGCGGCGGATCTTCGGCGCGTACTTCTGAACGAGCGTGGGTTGAGCAACCTGCACATCCACGAGGTTAAAGGCTTCAGAGGTGACAAAATTGCTCGATTTAGAGGTACGTTAGGCTTGTTGGAGAATCAAAAGGTCGTTTTCAACAAGTACCGGAAGTTTGATGCTTTGTTCGACCAGCTGATTAACGTCGGTGCTACAGCGCACGATGATTTACTTGACGCGTACACTTGGTTAATCACATTTTTACAGCGTCGAGGCAGCTTTTCAGTTGAGTACTAATATGGATTTAGACAAAAAGCTTTGGGTAGCTATTACGGCCCACAATCCATTGTCGCGCCTGGAAAGCCTTTTTAAGGTTTTGAAGCTCTACACCGAGTATGAGCTGAAAGTTTCGGTATTTATCTTCGTCAATTACGACGCCCAGGATCAGGTTCCGCAGCTTTCGTCCCTGTTGCGACCTTTTTCGGAGCATATTGATGTCGAAATTATTGTCGCGAGCCCTGAGCACGAGGGTTGGGGGCTTACTTGGGCGCACAAAATCGACTTAACTGTCGCTTGTATGCGTCGAGAGTACGACTATTTTGTTTATCAAGAAAATGACATGCTGTTAACTTGGGAAAACTTCAAATATTGGTTGCGTTGGAAGCCTAGACTCGCTCCTTTGGGCCTAGAGCCTGGTTTTATCCGCTATGAGCTGTTCGGCGGCAAGAAAATCCCGTTCGATAACCATTATGCGTATCGTTTGACGGACAAAACGCCGAAAGTTTGGAGCGAGCGTGGGTTCACCGTCGCTAAACAGTTGGTTGTCGACCACGAGATCAAATTTTTCGCGAGTCTGGGCAGTCCGTATTACGCTGCGATGATTTTAGATGCTGAGGATGCAATTAAATACGTTAAAAGCGACAGTATGAACCCTGTAAAGAGTGTAGATCTTGTTTCTTACCGAAATTGGCCACTAGCTGACCGCAGTTCGATGGGATTGGCGTTTGAAACTCCACCTGACGGTTATGAACACCGTCGCTGCATTCCCGTTGTGGAGAAAAACGGCCATTACGAGCCTCACGAGTGCTGTTTGTTGCAGCACGACGACATCAAATACTCGACTGAGCTGAATCGTCGAGTTGGAAGTATGATCACGTGCGAGACAATGCTACAAATTTGAGCTCTATGGACGCTGTAAATCACCCTTCGCACTATACGTCTGGTAGTATCGAGTGTATTGACGCTCTGAAGGCGCAACTAGGTGATGAAGGATTTCGGGCATATTGCCAAGGCAATATCAGCAAGTATGTTTGGCGTCATAGGCATAAAAACGGCGTAGAGGATCTGAAGAAGGCGGCTTGGTATCTGAACTGCCTTATCGGTGAGCTAGAATTGACTCAAGATAATAATTAGATTGTGGACGTAAGAGCTTTTGGGTCTGTTTACGGTCAGACGGCCACACTGCCTTACTCAAGCGGTTTTGGGTTCAACCCTAACGGTGAGCGAGTCAATTTCCCTGCCTGTCGGGCCATCTTTATCGAAGAAGACGCGAACGCAAACAAGGCTTATTTGTGTGTAGAGCTTGCTGACGCTCCTGGGCAGGAAGCCTGCGCAACTAACTTGGTAGGGAATCAAGTTATTCCCATTTCTTGCACTGCCATTATTAGCGGCAGTTCGCCCGGTATTTTTGTGCTGTACTAATGTCTACTGATTACTCTAAGCTAGTTAATCTGCTTCAAGGCGGATCAAGTCTTCGCGAAAGTGCTGGGCTAGAGCCCGAGCAAATTCTTCGTTCTCTGCGACGTGGCGCAGCGTCTAAGACCGATCCTCTTGAGCTTTTTAAGTCGGCCCTCCTGACTAAAGCCGCCGAAATGCAGGCTTTAGGCTCCATGTAGGTTCTCTATAATCAAGATATGGCTGACCCTTTTCTCGAAGCCGGTGATTTTTTCACTAAGGCTTTTAACGCGCAAGAACTAGCATCTCGCCGGCAGCGTACTGCTCAGCGTGCAGCAATGCGCAGCGATGATTACGAGAATCAGGTCAGTAATGAGCCTCTGAATGCTCCGGTTCCTCCTCAATACGGTCCTTACGGAACTTACGAGGACGAATTCATGCCTACCGAGGATCCCACGGAAGCTATGAAGGCTGAACTTTTACGCAAAGCTGCATCTAAGCAAGGACCTCGAACAGGGGTCCCGACCTCAGCCGGTAACGGCAGCGTGGTGAGCAATGGCTGAAGTCGCCAAAAAACGAGATCCGAAAAAGTGGGCCGCTGCTAAAGCTAAAGCTCGTAAACGACTCGGAGGGCACTCGGCAAGGGCCATGCAGCTTGCTGTTAAGTACTACAAAGAAGCGGGAGGCCGGTACGAAGGTAAAAAGTCCAGTGAAAATAAACTACGGAAGTGGGGTAAGGAAGATTGGCAAACTCGTGAAGAATACGAAAAAAGCAAAAAATCCTAGTTATGGCTGATTTAGCGCGAGAAAAAGGACGAACCGAACGGTACCTGCCCAAGGCGGCGTGGGCTTCTATGTCGGCGGAAGAACGTCGAGCGACGGATGAGAAAAAGAAACGCGCTACTACAGGAAAGCCTGTTAATACCCACGTGCCGAATACTGAAAAAGCAAAAGAAGCGCGTCGACGTGCTTCGGCGTACATCAAGTCTCGGAGTAAAAGCTGATGGCTAAGATACGCATCGCCGGAGAGGTGTTCGATTCGTACAACAAACCTCGTCGTGATTCCGACGGAGGTAAGAAATTTGCCGTTGCCGCGAAATAAGGCGACACTGTGCGTTTAGTGCGCTTTGGTGACCCTAATATGACGATCAAGAAGAATATTCCTGAGCGAAAGGCTAACTTCCTGGCTCGGCACAACTGCGACAATCCCGGCAGCAAATTGAAAGCCCGCTATTGGGCGTGTAAGAGCTGGCGATAACGAGCACAAGCAGTGAAGTCTGCTACACTAGCTGTGCCCTCATTAACCTCATATGCTCTTTGATTGTTTCTTGTACTTTAACGAACGCGAGCTGCTAGAGCTTCGCGTAGAAATGCTTAAAGATATCGTAGACGGTTTTATTATTACAGACGCTAATAGAACTTTTAAAGGAGACGAAAAGCCCTTTACTTGCATCGAAACGATTCGCGAGCTTGGGCTTCCTGAGGAAAAAATTCAAGTCCTGCACGTCGAGCTTCCGCCGCCGGAAATTGCACCGAGTCCTTGGATTCGCGAGTTTGCTCAGAGAGATGCGTTGGCCGTGGGTATGCGCATGACCCCGCCGGATTCCGCGTTTTTCTTTAGCGATGTTGACGAGATACCCAAGCCCACGGCGCTTTTAGAGGCTGTCCAGATCGCTAAGCAAGATCCGTCGCGTTGTGTTCGATTGTCAATGCCGATGATGTACGGTCGTGCCGATCTTCGGGTCATGAGTCCTGACGGCGACAGTACCAAGCCTCCTACAAATTGGACCTGCGGTACCGTTGTTTTACATGATCATCTGGACAAAACGTTGTCTGAGATTCGCCGTAATCCAAATGATGTAGTTGTTGGTAATTGTGACGCAGGATGGCATTTCAGTTGGATGGGTGATTCTAAGCGCTGTAAAACTAAGCTTACATCGTTCTCGCACTGCTATGACGATATTCCTAACGCGCACGCTCCTGCGTACAGTCAGGAGATGCTTGACTTTATCGATAACTACAAGCCCGAGGTGGGAGGCACGGACCCACTAGGCCGTAAAGATCATCTTCTGACTTCGTATCCTCATGATCTATTGCCGCCCGAGTTGTTTAGACTGGATCGAGTGAAGGAGTATCTTCTTCCGAGCTCCTAATAACGCTGTAGTTCAGACATGCCTGCGGACAACCTCAGTATTCGGCAACGCTATAACGAAATTCTGGAGGCCGCACGCACTCAGGATCGTACTAAGCAGTCCGCGACAATGGTGGTGTTGAGCCACCTGCAGCAAATGGTCCTTCTTATGATTAAGAAGGGCCTTTATTTCTACTGCGATCAAGATACCTATAAATCACGCAGCAAGTTTCTTGATGATCTGATTCAGCTCAACAAGCTGGATATTCGTTTTCCTGCGATCATCCGTAACTATTTAATTGATGGCTGCGGACTGTTTTACTTCCGACCTGACCCGAAGCTGAAATATCAAATCTACTTCTTTAACAAGAATCAGTATCGGGTCTACCACGACCTGAACGGCGAGATCGAAGAAGTTGTCATCCTTTATTTCTACAAAGTTAAGAACGGCAATCTCGGCTTACCTGCTAACGCTTACGGGCAAAACAAGCGATACGTGCGGATCTCGATGACCGCCGAGACCATCAAAGAATATGAATCTGATACCGAGCTGAGCTTTGAACTCGAACCGAGCAGCCTGATTACACCGAAAAACACTCGGCAGAACACCCTAGGGTTTATTCCTGCCGTGGAGGTTCTGAACAAGCCGAATGCCAGTGGCACCGAAGGTGAAGGCGAATTTGAGTCGTTCATGCAGCAGATCGTTTTGCATGATCAAATCATGCAGAACATCGCCAAGAACATTGAGTTCTTCGGCAATCCCACGCTGATCAGTTCGCGCCCCCGGAGTGATCTGGTTGAGGCGAGTGATTCTGACCGTAACTTCCGGCCGACCATCAGCAGCCAAAGCGGCTTCGCTGGTCTGGACTCGCCCTCAACACGTGTTTCTGATCCGTTTGGATCTCAAACTGCGCTCGGCGGTCTTCGTGTTCCTCGAATTATTGCCAACGTTGAGCCGAGCGATAGGGTTGGTTACATGACACCTGATGCTGTGTCAGGTGACATGAACCGTTATGCACTACTCCTACGCGAAGAGATTCGTACCGCACTCGGCGGCGTTGATGAAATATCGATTAGCGCGGGCGCCACTGCGACTGAGATTAAGGGCCTTATGGGCCGTGCTCAGGCTACCGCTCTCCGTAAGAATAAGAGCTTTTTAAGCTATGGCTTCTGTAGATTGCTGGAGATGATTATTTATCATCAAGAGCAGATTTTCCGTGAGAGTTTTATCTCCGTGGTTGGGCTGGCTCCCCCTAAAGAACCGAAGGAGCAGACTCCGGAATCTTTAGATAAGTATCAAGCCAAGCTAAATAAGTACGAGCAGGACGTCGACGTCGCGATTCAAACCGCTTTGGCGGAAAACAAAGTTCCAGCGGGAGTGTTTGGTCTTCCACCGGACGGGGATCGCACCGTGGTGTACAGGTTCCAGGGAGACGTTTACGAAGACACTGCGTACGACATCAACCAAAAATCTATCGTTGTCCGAAATCTGCAGGAGCTTGGTGTAGACAGCGTGGAAGCACTGCGCTACTTGTTCCCGGATAAATCGGACCTAGAGCGTGCGGAAATGTTGAAGGGATTCCCCTTCCGAATGATTCAACAAACGCAGGCCGCACTACAAAATTTCCTGCTAACATTAAATCAGCTGATGCAGTCGCCGCATCCTCTTGCGCCGACCCAGCCGCTAGCGGCGGACCCGAGGTTAAATATAACGCCTCTTCTCTACCGCACATTCGATCACCTAGCGCAAGAATTAACCTACTCGGGCAGCTATGAGCCAAGCGATCCCAGCTTCGACCCCGAGCCCG